CTACTTAGTTCTAAGTAATACTAAGTATATATATTAATATATATATTAATTAATACTACTTAGAGAGTCTCTTTGTCTTTCTTTGAACAGTTGAACCATTGCTGCCATCACGAATGGCGGTGAGTAGACATCCATCAGATCCAGGAACTCAGATACAACATGGTAGAAGAACGCTTCTTCCTCGTTGGATGCAAAGTATTCCAAGCCACCGTCATCATATTCATCTCGATCCATCAGTAAGATCCTTTCTGATCTAAAATTTCTTTTGCAATCGAATAGTTTAACTTATGCCCATAAAGTTTTGAATAATACTTAGAAACTTTTTTAAGTTTTTTAGTATATTCAATTCTTGCACTATGTGTACCGTCTCTGTCTATATTATTTTTGCTTTTTTGATAGAAATTTCTCGAATATGTTAATTTTTTGACATAAAGAGATAAGTAAAGCCTAGCAATAGCTCTTTTGATTGCTACTTTTTCTTCGTCAGACATTTAGTAATCCTCATCAAAGTTATGGTTATCAAGGTAATTATTGTAATCATAATCGTCTAGTTGGTCATAGTCAAGACCTGGTTTGTCATCGTAGTCGTGCATCAAATCCCTACGCTCGACTGAGACAACATCCTCATTGATTGAGGTAAAGCATTGATTACAAAGATCAATGTACTCGTCAGTATCAACAGACTTACGACAAGCCTCAAAGTCTGTCAACACCTCATCACAGCTTTTACATCTGCTCATAGCTTGCTCCCCAGTGTTTCGTTAAAAAGGTTACTATACATGAAATCTTTGTATTCGTCAAGTTTATCTTCATAACCACGTTTGTACTCAAGCAACATCTCTGGTGTTAAGTCCTTGTGGATAACTCCATCCTCGACAAGTCTTGGATTGTAGTTGCTCCTGTTAGGATTAGCAAACAGAGCGTCAGTCTGCCCTGCCTCGTAAGGTGTCATATCTTTAATCTTCATCTTTTACCTCCTCAATGTAAACTTCAATACCAGTGTAAGTGTTCTCGAACTTCAAGTGTGCTTCAACATCTTTAGCTTCATCAAGGTAATGATACCTATCGTGTTCTAATCCGTCAACCATTACTTTAAACATTTGATTCTCCTAGCTTTATTTGAGTGACTCGATTAATCGGAACTTTCCTAACGTACTCTTCTGTTCTAAATTTATTGACAGTACGGACTCTAGGATACTCTAAAATTACATCACCGTCAACCATTGCTGCTCGATTACATAAGTTATTTAACTGGACATATGTAACCTTACAGCCAGTATGCAGTTTGAATGGGATCTTGTCAATAAATTCTTTTGTCTTTCGCCACATATATTCCTTGCGCTCAAGACAATTCATTGACGAATATCTGAATGGTAGATCACCAACCCAGTTACACAGCCTCACCTCGATCTCCCAAGCGTTGACAACCAGGTCGTCAGAGTTAAGGGTTAAGACATCAATCCCATAACGATTAGGATTCTCGATGTTACGATGTCCAGAGTCAAGGTAAACCCTATCCAAGTAGGACAAGAACGCTGTCTTACCCTTCTTGTCAGTTAAAGCGTGTAGGTTCTTATCGAACCTCTTAATACCACCTCGCATATCCCTGCTTACACTAGCATCAGTCATCATAAGAATCTCCCACAAATTCAATCCGAACATCAATACTGTAACCTAAATCATCCAGCAACAGTTCAGACATAGACTTAGCACCTTCAAGCGTCAAGGCGGTAGCCTCGACAAAGTTATCAACAAGCACTTGATACATAATATTCTCCTTAGTTAGAAACCATAAAGACCAGCTACAAGATAGTAGCAGATCCAAACATAAACTACAAACCCTAACCACAATAATATACCTATCTTATCCATCAGTCAACTCCTAGTTCAACAGATAGTTAATGAAACCCATGATCAATGCAGTCATCACGAACAGACAACAGGTTACCATGAATGTTACAACAAATCTAGCTATAAATCTACCAATCATTTGAAACCTCCTATTTGAGATCTTTCCCTATACCCATAGAGAACAACACTAACCTCGCACTGGTCTCATCCTGTTCTACTAACTCTTCTCTCATCTTAATCTCCTGATTAGAGAGGCTTTATAGCCCCTCCAAGTATTCATCGTATGCTTCCTCTGACTCATAGAACTCTCCGCAAGAGGACAAGTATTTACCTTGCTTTTCCCAGTTAGCATACTCAATAGCCAGTCTCTCTGCTGCTTCGTAGTCATAGATGCTTGATATTGTGTACCACTCACCTCTAGCTTCTGGGAACTTCTTGCTATTGATCCTGACCTGGAAGTAATGCCCATCTAATCCTGTTTTGTGTCTAACTACTGTTGTCATCTTAATCTCCTGGTTAATTAATGTTTACTGCCTTACCACAGTTCTAATTATACTTAATTTAATTCTAAATGCAACAATTATTTATATATTTATTTAGACATAAAAACATAGATCTTATTCTATTTTATTATATTGTGTAATCGCCTTGTGAGTCAAGCCAGTGCTAGATCCTGGTGTGTAACCCCCTAATCTTTTTTGTAGCATAATACCCCTCTTATTGTCAAGCCTTGTGGTGGACTGTGGTGTCTTGTGATGTTCTGTGAGGCTACTTAACAAACACATTCCCCTGTCAAATTTATGGTGCAGTGCAATAAATAATTGTGCAGTGCAGCAAATGGTGCAGTGCAACAAAGTTATCCACAGGTAATATAATGCTTGTGGATAAGTTGTGGATAAGTATTGTGCAGTGCAACATAGGCTACGATTTGTGCAGTGCAACAGAGCATGGGGGGGAGGTCTATGTCGATTGCTAAAGTTTTAGTATCACCCTAACAGACACAAAATGAGGTGAAAATAGACCTTCCCTGTCTTATAAAACAGACATTTAGAGCTAAAAAGCCCATTTAGAACTATTAAATGTACCCTACATGAAAATAATGCTTGACTTTACTGTCAAAATGTGCTATATTCTCCCTTCTATGTAAACTAAGATGAAACGATGAATTATAATCCCTCATTACCCGTCTTAAACTACATAGATATATCTAGTTCTAATAAAGGATAAACATTTGTCTGTCAAAGATAATGTCCCTAAGAAAAGAGGGCGTGGTAGACCCAGAAAAACTGAGGTCGAAGCCAAAAAGAATAGAGGTGTTGTCGGAAGACCACCAGGCGAAGCAGCAAGAATAAAAGAATTCTACGCTAGGTTATTAACAACCAGTGGGGAAACAGTGATAAATACTGTCCTCAAGAAAGCGTTGGATGATACAGATAAAGACCAGATCGCTTGTCTTAAGATGTGTATGGACCGGATGTTACCAGTCTCATACTTCGAAAAGGACAAAGATGCTAGAAAAGGTAATGTATCTATTCAAATTTCAATGGTTGGTGATGCCAAAGCAATTGTGGAGCAAAGAGAGGAAGAAGAACAAGATATACATGATGTTGAATTCGAGACGATAGATGTCAGATCTGAAGATTAGGTTGCTACCCTGGCAACAGGAGGTCTGGACTGACGAGGCTAGATTCAAGGTCATAGCTGCAGGTCGTAGAACAGGTAAGAGTAGGTTGGCTGCGTGGAAGTTGATTGTCTCTGCCTTGCAAACTGAGAAGGGTCATGTGTGGTATGTAGCCCCAACTCAGGCACAGGCTAGAGATATTATGTGGCAACAGTTACTGGAGTTAGGTCATTCAGTGATATCTGGGTCACATATCAACAATATGCAGATCACGCTTATCAATGGTTCTGTCATATCGCTAAAGGGTGCTGACAGACCAGAGACCATGCGTGGTGTAGCGTTAAAGTTCTTGGTTCTGGATGAGTATGCTGACATCAAACCTCACATATTCGAGCAGATCCTAAGACCTGCGTTAGCTGACTTAAAAGGTCATGCCATATTTATTGGTACGCCTAAGGGACGTAATCATTTTTATGATATCTACAAGCTAGGTAATAGCAAAAGACCAGAAGCAAAAGATTGGAAGAGTTGGCACTTTACTTCATTTGATAATCCTCTCCTAGATAAGGAGGAGATTGAAGTAGCAAAGAACACCATGTCTACATTTGCGTTTAGACAGGAGTTTATGGCTAGCTTTGAAGCACCTCAGTCAGACATATTTAAGGAAGACTGGGTACTGATTAGAGATAAAAACGAAGAACCTGAGCATGGAACGTACTATATGGGCGTTGACCTTGCAGGTTTTGAGAATGTCTCTGCTCAAGCAACAAATAAAAAGAAGTATTTAGACCAAACGTCTTTAGCCATTGTTAAAGTAGGTGATGATAACAAGTGGTGGGTCGATAAGGTTGATGCAGGAAGGTGGGATATCAAGGAAGTATGCGAGAGAATCCTAAATCATGTCCAATTATACGACATACAAGTAATTGGAATAGAAAAAGGTTCTTTGATGAGAGCAGTGCTACCTTATCTCACAGAGATGATGCTAAAACGAAATGTGTATCCACGAATAGAAGAGATACGCATAGGTAATAAGAGCAAGGTTGATAGAGTTGTTGGTGCTTTACAGGGTAGATTTGAACATAAACAGATAGAACTCTGTGATGGGGACTGGGTTCCTATGTTCAAAGATGAGTTATTAAACTTTCCTACCACTGGGGTGCATGATGATATGATTGATTCACTTAGCTTAGTAGCACACATTGCTAATGCAGCAGTGTATTTTGATGACTACGAAGATGATTACGAACCCTTAGACATTATATCAGGATATTAAACATGGCTAAAGATGTATTTCAACAAGCAATGGAAATGTATCCTATTCTAAAGGACTTAGATATTGAATATCTAATCACTCCTGAAGAAAACAGAGGTTACTTAGAGTTCTATCCGCCTGATGAACCTGGTAGTGAAGAATATCCTAGACCAAAAGAATTACCTATGGGTAAACTAGGCGTACAAGTCTTTGACGAAAGAACTAGACCTATAGATGTTCTCGGAGATGTTACAAGTCATTGGCTTATTTACAATGATCCAGTATATAAAAAGTATTATGAAGATTTTGTTGATTCATTAACACCAGAACAAAAACTAACACTAGGAAATCAGTATCGTCATTATAGAATGACTGCTGGTGAAGATAGACCATATGAACAATGGCAGGAAATCTCAGGATTGCCTGGTTATTTTAGAGGATATGCTTTTGACCAATGGGATAAAAAAGCAGCCAATAAAATGTACACACCAGAACAATTACAAATGTTTGATCGTATGATGAATGAATTAACTAATACTGTACCATCATCCAGAGCTACCATCATTGAATAGGAAATATAATGGCTGAAGAATACAAAGAAGACGCATTTACCTCAGAAGAAGATTATCAGGATCAGAATGAAAAGGATCTGGTATCTTTCGTAGTTGACCACTGTGATAAGTGGAGAGACTGGAGAGATACTAATTATCAAACTAAATGGGATGAATATGAAAGGATATATTATGGTATATGGGCTGCGGAAGATCGTACAAGGGATAGTGAGCGTAGTAAAATCATTAGTCCTGCTACTCGTCAAGCTGTTGACAACCGTGTGGCAGAAACTATGGAAGGGTTTGCAGGCTCTGGTAAACTCTTTGAAATAAGTGACGATTCACAGGACCAAGATCCTGTTGATGTAGAGGTAATGCAAGCATTATTGATAGAGGATACTCATAATAATGCTTATCTAAACAATGTTTCCTCTATTGTTAAACTTGCAGAGATATACGGTACTGGCGTAGGTGAGATTTTAGTCAAAACTGAGCTTGATAGAGTACCTACCACTCAGAATATGCCTGAACAAGGTATAGCAGAGGTAGGTGTGACAGAAAGAGAGAAAGTTTCTGTCAAAATCAAGCCAATTAACCCTAGAAACCTATTGGTTGATCCAAATGCTGATTCTGTAGATGAATCACTAGGTGTAGGTGTTGAAGAATACGTCAGTTACCACCAAATCATCAGAGGTATTGCCTCTGGTGTGTATCGTGATGTAGATGTGACCCCTCATTTTGACGATGAAGACCTAGAGGCTTCACAAATTGAGTCATCACACTACCAAGACGATAAGGTTAAAGTTATTCGATACTACGGGCTAGTTCCTAGAGAACTCTTAGAGGGATCTGGGGAAGTAGAACAGAGGGCAGAAGAACTCTTCCCAGATGATGAGGAGAAATCAAACTTAGCTGACCTTGTAGAAGCAGTTATTGTCATCGCTAACGATGGCATCCTGCTCAAGGCAGAGCGTTCTCCGTACATGATGGAAGACAGACCTATCGTCATATATCGACCAGAGGTGCGCCCAGGGAGGTTCTACGGAGTCGGTACTGTAGAGAAGGCTTACAATATGCAGAAAGCTATTGATGCCCAACTACGAAGCCATATGGACTCCCTAGCCCTAACCACTGCACCTATGATGGGTATAGATGCGACAAGATTGCCAAGAGGCATGAAGTTCGAAGTCAAACCTGGTAAAAACATCCTGACTAATGGAAACCCTGCTGAAATCCTGCAACCGTTTAAGTTTGGGTCTACAGATGCTTCAAACTATGAAACAGCCAAAGGTTTTGAAGCAATGCTGCTGCAAGCTACAGGCACACTAGACTCGGCAGAGTTGGTCAAGAGTGCAGCATCTACAGCAGGACAAAACAATGGTATGGGTATGTCATTAGCCATGTCAGCTATCGTCAAGAAAAACAAAGTGGCGATGGCATCGTTTCAGGATGACTTCATTATTCCTATGGTGAAGAAAGTTGCATACCGATATATGCAATTTGATCCAGAGCGCTACCCAATGAAAGACTTTAAGTTTACTACTATGTCTTCTATTGGTGCTATAGCTAGAGAACATGAGCAACAACAGTTGATTGGATTACTACAGACACTTGGACCTAACTCTCCAATTGTACCTCTAATCCTAAAGAGCATTGTAGCTACTTCTGGATTGTTGAACAAAGAACAGTTGATGGTTCAGTTAGACCAGATGTCTCAGCCTAATCCTGAGGCTCAGCAGATGCAAATGCAAGCTCAACAGGCTCAGATGCAGTTCCTTGCTGCTCAAACAGCAGAACTTAATGCTAGAGCGCAAGAATCACTAGCTGATGCTCAAGAGGCACAAGCTAGAGCGCAGAAACTTATGATTGAAGCATCCTTGATGGAAGACAAGGTTAAGACTGACATGATTAGGAATCTGTCAGCTAACATTAAGGATGAAGATACTAATGAGTTTGCTAAGAGAGCTAAGATTGCTGACATCCTCTTGAAAGAAAAAGACATCGAGTCTAAAGAGAGGATTGTTGACAAACAGATGATGGAAAAAAGAAGGATGACTCAATAGGGGCTTACGCCCCTTTCAAGAAGTTGGTTAATGTTTTTGGTAGCCCTTCTGAGTAAGTCCAAGAAGCGTATTCCTTTATTGCTTTTTTCATTTTCGACATACTAGTAGGACATTCTTGGAACTTACTAGCAGCTTTTTTATCGACATTGATTACCCTTATGGGTGTTGTAAGGACAACGGCTCTAGTCCACTTTCTGCCTGTTTTACCTAAAAGGACTAAACGGACATCGTTAGTGAAGTATCTGGTTCTTACTACTTTCATGACAACCTCCTTAAAAATGTTGTTTTCTTAACTGTTAGATCTATTTTGACATACAACAAAAATCAAATCAAGTGTTTTTTTAATTATTTTTATACTAATTTGATATAAAACCTTATTTTTATATAAATTTTAATTATTATGAAAAAAGTACTTGACTTTATCCTCAAAGTGTGCTAGTATAATGCACTATTCTAACTTGATAGAGGACTCCATTTTGGATAAAGAACTCCAAGAGTATTATGAAGCAAGATTTGACATGATGTCAACTAAAGGATGGAAAGATTTAGTAGTTGACGTTGAAAAAATGATTGAAG